AGCCCGAAACAAGGCAAAGTAAATGCAAATACCTATCCTTAACGGTATTTACACCGACAACACTCCAGAGCTGCGTACATCGTACCCAGTCAACCTTGTGCCCGTGCCAAAGCAATCGGGCATCAGTAATGGGTTTTTGCGCCCAGGTGATGGCATTGTGTTGAACGGCACAGGCCCAGGCATTGATCGTGGCGGCATTAACTGGCAAGGCAGTTTGTATCGGGTGATGGGTACAAAGTTGGTTGAAATTGACAGCGCAGGCACGGTGAGTATTTTGGGCGATGTGGGTGGGCCAATCACTGAACTGGTGACCTTTGATTACAGCTTTGACTTGCTGGCGATTGCCTCGGGTGGGCGGCTTTATTACTGGAGTGGCACAACCCTTACGCAAGTCACAGACCCTGACCTTGGAGTGGTGCTAGATGTCGTTTGGGTGGATGGCTACTTCATGACCACCGATGGCGAGTTTCTGATCGTCACCGAACTGTCCAACCCTTTGTCCGTTAATCCGTTGAAGTATGGTAGTTCAGAGGTTGACCCTGACCCTGTGGTGGCATTGCTGAAGCTGAGAAACGAGGTCTATGCGCTGAACAGAAATACCGTTGAGGTGTTTGATAACGTGGGTGGTGAACTGTTCCCATTTGCAAGGATTGATGGCGCACAGTTACAAAAAGGCGTAGTCGGGACGCAGGCTTGTTGTGTTTTTATTGAGCGCATAGCTTTTTTAGGCAGCGGACGCAATGAGGCACCAGGCATCTACATTGGTGCGGCAGCCACCACCCAGAAGGTCAGCACGCAAGAGATTGACAATATCCTGCTGCAATACACAGAAGCGCAATTGGCACTGGTGAAACTAGAAGCCAGAAACGACAAAAGTCACCAGCACCTTTATGTGCATTTGCCTGACCAGACCCTTGTTTATGATGCGGCTGCATCCGAGGCATTGCAAACCCCAGTCTGGTTTATTTTGGTCAGCACTTTAGTGGGGCTTGCCCAATACAGAGCACGCAACATGGTTTATGCCTACGACAAGTGGCTGGTAAGCGACCCGCAATCAAGCAATATTGGCTATCTGGTACAGGACACCGGCCATCACTGGGGGCAGCAAGTGCGCTGGGAGTTCGGAACCTTAGTTGTCTACAACGAAAGCAACGGCGCAATCTTTAACGAGCTGGAACTAGTCAGTCTCACAGGTAGCATTGCCCTTGGAAAGAACCCGCAAATCAGCACCAGCTATTCGTTGGATGGCAAAACATACAGCCAAGAAAAGTTTATCTCTGTTGGTACGATTGGCAATACCAAGAAGCGCCTGGCCTGGTTCCAGCAGGGTCACATGAGGAACTGGCGCATTCAGCGTTTCCGTGGTGATAGTGATGCCCATGTGTCTTATGTCCGGTTGGAAGCTCAGATTGAACCATTGGCGTACTGATGGCAACCGCACCCATTTCCCGCAGACTGAACCTAACGCGAGACCAGCTTGCTGCGTTCCTGACTGACCAACAGCAGATCAGACAGTTTGAGCTTTTATTTTCCACGGTTGACACTTTACAAGTCATCGTTGGGACTGATTTTGAGTTCCAAGCAGACAATGCTGCGGCTACTGCAAATGAGGCTCTTGCACAGATTGCGGCGCTATCTAAAAACACTGAAGTGGAAGATGCCGTTTTAAATGCCAAAGTGCAGCAGGCTTTGGATGCCTTGGCTCGACTAGCACAAACATTAGAGTTGCTTGCACTTGCTCCCGTGCGTAATAATGTGGAACTGGAGCATGATGTAAATGGCATCTTGCCGTATGCAAACCAAACCCCAAGGGTGCGATCTAATCAGGTGCTGACATGGCTTTCGATGTAATTACCCCTGTTAAATTAGGCCAAGCCGCCATCACGACCGGCGTGACTACACTTTACACTGTGCCAGCATCAACAAGAACGCTTCTCAAAGAATTCAGCATTGCCAATACTACGGCAGCATCCATCAACGTACGCGTGTTTTTAGTACCATCAGCAGGCTCAGCTGGAACTTCAAATGCTTTTCTTTACGATGTTCCTGTGCCGGCAAATAATGCCTTGCAATACAACGGAATAGAAGTGCTTAATGCGGGAGATACTATCCAAATTCAAGCTGTATCTACAGGTTTGACCATCATTGCTAGCGGCGGAGAAGCCACATAAGGAGTAGATATGACAGTTACAGTAAAAGTACTGATTCCAGCAAAACAAGCTGAAAATACGCAGACCACACAATACACAGCCACCAACTGTAAAACCATCATTGATAAATTCACTGCTACCAACACCACGGCAGGCAACGTGACAATCAGCGTCAATTTAGTTACTGCGGCAGGCAGTGCGGCTACATCAAACTTGATTGTGGATACTCGCAGTCTTGCTCCTGACGAAACCTACACATTCCCTGAGCTGGTGGGGCAAGCACTTGAGCCAAGTGGGTTTATCTCAACCATTGCAAGTGCAGCCACATCGCTGACAATCCGCGCATCTGGGCGTGAAATTACTTAAGGAGCACAGCATGGACAAATTCATGGTTATCCCCAAAGGCTTCATGGGCTTGCCCAGCGAAGAGGAGTTTTTGACTGTTGCCGAAAACAAGGCCAATTTCTTGATTGCGGTTAAAGATTGGCACTATGGCCCTGAAGAACCCAGCAACGACCCCAAGGCTAACCCTGAGTTTTACGAGTCTTTGGGCGAAGCTATGCAGTGTGATGCAAAAGACGCACGGCGCAAGCATTGCTCAAATTGCGGGTACTACGACAACAGTCTGATGACCCAAGTACGAATTGAACGCATCCCGATGGCTGGATACGACACGGGCTATGGCTATCGTGGGCACTGTGAAAAACTGAACTTCATCTGTAACGACATGCGTGTTTGTCAGGCATGGGAAGATGAAGAGTATGAAGATTCGTAAAATTGTGCGAAAATCGAGCCGCTGAGTCTATCGGGCCACCAGCAGCTCACCCTTAACAGGAGTTGTGCATGGTCACGGTTGGCATCACAGAACAGCATTTGGTAGAGGTCTATTCTGACCCCTACATTACAAAAGTTGGGCACGACCATCGTCCTGCTGCGCCAATCCAACACCCAAACGCCACCTATTTGTCAGCATGGGTTGACGGGAAATTCTCTGGTGCCTTTATTGCCATCAAGCAGAGTTCAGTCGAGCTGGAACTTCATGCACTACTCAAAAAATCAGCACTGAAACAATCTCGTGATCTTGGTTTGGCCTGCCTAGCATGGGCGTTTGCTCAACCCATCTTGCGGGTGACTGCTTACATCATCGAAGGGCTTGACACTGCAAAGAATTACTGCATCAAGCTAGGCTTTAAAGTAGAAGGCTGTAGACGCAGTGCCTGTGTGCAAAATGGCGTAATCAAAGATGTTTATGTGTTGGGAATGACCCGACAGGAATGGGGTACAACATGAGTTTCATTGGCGATATTATTGGTGATATTACTGGCACAACAGCAGCTGGGAAAGCAGCCGAACAAGGTGCTGCAACTCAAGCAGCAGCGGCAGAAAAAGGCATTGAGGAGCAGCGCAGACAGTTTGACAAACTTGTTGAACTCATGGCCCCTTACATACAGGCTGGAACGGGAGCAATGGGCCAGCAGCAGGCTTTGATTGGTTTGAGTGGTCCAGAGGCCGAACGTGCAGCTATCGAGCGCATCAGCGGTGGTGAGACATTCAAAGCACTTACCGCACAAGGCGAGGAAGCATTGCTTCAGCAAGCATCAGCAACTGGTGGACTGCGTGGCGGGAACGTGCAAGCGGCCCTATCGCAGTTTAGACCCCAAGTTCTCAATGCGTTGATTGAGCAGCAATATGGACGACTTGGCGGATTTACTCAATTAGGCCAAGCATCAGCGGCAGGACAAGCGGCATCTGGCATGACATCGGCAAGCAATATCGGAAACTTGCTTGCAAATCAAGCAGCAGCTACCGCTGGTGGCCAAGTAGCAAGAGGCAGCGCTGGAAGACAAATGT